ATGTACCAGCATTACGTTTTCTTTATAAAAACGTGTTACCGCTCCAACAGGCATGTCCTCCACATCTTTCTTTGTGAATTTATGACCTTCCTTATTTCTGTTCAATAACCACAATACGATATCCAACTCTTCCGCTGTCGTTGATTTATCATTCTTTTCATATTCCTGAATTTTTTGAAAATCCTTGTAGCTAAGTTCTGGACATCGAATAGTTTGATCTTTGAAAAGAAAATCTACAGTCCTCTCTGCATAGGCATTCAAGTTGATTGTTTTACTCATTTTCAATATCCTCCTCTACCATATAAGTTTCACCATTGATAAGACCGATAATCTCTGTACCAATAATAGCGTTTTTATTTACGTCCGTAGTCAATGTGCCGTCACTTGTTGTGTATCGAACAGTCGAGCCGTTTGTTACTTTATATATCTTACCTGAAGTAAGCCCTGTAATTCTGCCATTACCGGCTACGCCTAAAGAACCATCGGATAAAATAACACAACCAATCTGTGCCAATTCTTCATCTGTCAATTCTTCTTCAAACTCGCCTAACCATCCTTTTTGTTTTTCAATAGATGCAAGTTCTGCATCCACTGTCAATTCTTTTTCGCCAGAGAACTCTAATGCGAAACCATTTCCACCTTGTGCAATTGTTGTCCAGCGCAATTTTTTGCCATTTTCTTTTGTATGGACAAAACGGACCAAAACAGTCGCAAGCGGATTATTTCCACCAAAAATCAGTTTTCTCACTTTCTTGATTTCATCAATTACATATTTTGCGGTTGATAACATTTCCAATCGTTTTAAGTCCCAAGTCAAAATACCAGTCTTTGTTGTGATTTCTTCACCGATAATGAAACGTCTAACGATCTTATTATACTGGTTCTTCACATCGTAGTTTTCTGGCTTGTAGTCGATAGAAAAGCCGCCTTGACAATGCCCTACATTATTCTCTGGTGTTTCAATGACAGAATGCTCTGGAACATCGCCATCAGTATAAATCATCATATAGACTTCGCCAGCTCCCATTATAATTTCATCTTTATTTTTGCTCATTTTCATACCTCCATATCGTTGTAAAAATTGGGTATAACTCCCACATGTTTATCTCTGAATTAAACAGATAACCACCTCCAGATAAGTTACTACGGATAACATAGCCATTCATGCTTATTGAAGGTCGTTCTTCCTCCATATCTAATAAATCAATCACTTTATCTCTGATCTCTATCAATTCGTCCAGGTCATTCCCAATAATGCGAACTTCAAGCTGGTCTTTACGTACAGTCCCACCTTGAATAGATGTAGATTTATATGTTACAGCTGGAAAAGGTCCGCTTGTGAAAATAGGCGTTACTTCAAGTTCCGTAACAGTTTCAAGTAACTGCTTGTATGCCTGTTCTATCATTTTGATTTACCTGCCAAAATTTTTGATATTTTGTCCTTGTTTTCTTCTCTTGCTGGTTCTAAAAAGGGGTGTGGTCTCATACCATCAGTTTTATAGAATTTTTTTTCATTCTTGCCATAAATAGGAGTAACCTTTCCTTGAAACGTTGGAAGTTTGTGACTACCCTGCAACGCTTCTTCTGCAACATACCATGGTACTAATCGTCCGTTTTTTTCTTCAGAATATACACCAGTCCCCTTTTCAACATAAGGTGCATAATTTAGATTACTGAAAATAGACCCGACAATCATACCATTTTCCAAAACAACATCATGTGCTATAGAAGCTCGAAGTGTTCCTTGATCAACGTTCGCGTTTTTCTTTGCAGAGCTTTCTACAATCAAGCAAGCGGTTTCCATGTTCTCCATGCAGTCCTTAATCATTTTGCTGGTAGCTTTTTCAAGAGAGCGTATAAATTCACTTTGGTCCGTCATAAAAATCAATCTCCTTTAATAACAATGTTGTATATCGGCCTGTTAAATTAAAATAGACAACTTCCATTTCTGTTGTACCAATTCGCAGTTTATACTCTTTGTTTTCTTCAAAATCTTTGCAGAATGTCATAGCATTATGTGTGCTTTGTTTGTACTTTTCGTTCTGTGTAGTTTTAAAGGAATCATTTTTATAAACAGCCACCTGTATATCAGCTATCTTTTCAAAATTATCTTTCTTAACACCGCTCTTTCCTTTAATAGGAATGTTTACAACTAATTCAGCAGGAACCATATCAGTATAAACGCTCATGGAAACCTCCTGTATTTTTTCAATTTGTGCCGGATCTGTTTTGGAATGTTGTCAATATATGTCTCACTTGTTCCACCCTTTCCACTGGATGATAAACCCTCGCTGCCTGTCTGATTTAAACGCATCATGCACAGATCATAAATTGGTGTAACAAGACGCTCGGATAATTCGTCATTTTCGATATGATTGATATAATCACATACATCATTAACCGCATCTATAATCGTGTCATTTAAATACATTTCATGTATATTTTTTGTATCTGGCCTGTTTGATAATTTATCAGAGACTTTTTGGATGATTTCGTTTTGTGTCATCTTATCACTTCCTTTAGAAAAAAGGAGAGCTGATTAAGCTCCCCCTTCAGGTGCTGGTGTTGGAGCCGTTGCTTTGAATTTAACAATAACAACTTTACTTTCATTGGTTAGCGCTACTCCGTAATGTTCATTGGCTGATGGTGTGTTTTTACCAGCTAATGCATCACGAGTATTCTCAACCATGATTGCACGTTTCATAAAAATCGTAATTGCTGGTGTTTCTTCTTCTGTTTCTGAATCATAAGACGTTTTTACAATTGGATTGAAATAAACATCTCCTGTTTTTTTGACACGGTTAGATACAACAACTTCACACCCTGCTATCGTGCCAATAGCACCATTCATCATTAAATCCATTGGATACTTGTTTTTATCCAAGAAATCTGGATTTTTACGAATTTGTGTCAATTGCTTTGAATGAATAAACAGCACCTTTGTGCTTTGCGTTTCCTCGTTAAACAAATCAGTAGCATTGACGACACCATCATAATCAATGATATGCGTAGACTCATCTTGAACCAACTTAGACTTTTGTAGAGCATCCGCACAATCTGCATCAATCTTGGATGCGATTGCAAGGGACAGTTGACTGGCCGCCTCATCAAGCGGATTTCCATATCCAGACAAGACTGCTTCATCTGTAATATCAACTGCTTTACCAATTTTTTTGATTTTAAAATCAGTAGTTGTAGTCTGTAGTTTTGCGGTACCCATTTTTGTGCCTTCAGCAACCTCTTCCGCATCTCCAATATACGCATATTTGGGTACTGTAATTGTGTTGCCAGGTACACCCTGTAGTGTAGTATCCACCTTCGCCAGTGGTTTGAATAGTAGTTTTGTTTCCAATTTTGCAGAAATCATATCGGCCATCACGATTGGATTGACCAAATTTGCAAGCATAGTAGTTTCATTTGCCATTGTTAATTACCTCCTGTTAATTGATTGTATAAATCTCTGTTTTCGTTAAATAGGTTCACTTTATCACTATAGGACATTTTGCTGAACTGCTCCTTTGTGATTACAGCTGGTTTGCCTTCTGGATTGTTAGGCGTGGTTCCTTTTTTATCCTGTTTGAACATATCTTTATAGGATTCTTTCAGAACTTTCACTTGTTCATCAAGACCAATGACAGCACCGTCTTTGATACTTAATTTTGTTTTATCGATTTTGCTGGACATCAAATCAGGATGAACTGCTCCAGAAAGCGCTTTTTCGATGGCAGCATTATATTTCATGTCTGCGATCTTTTGTTCATATTCCTCTTTTGCCTTTTTATTGGCTGCTTGTGATGCTTGAAGTTTATTCTGCAAGTCTTCAACCGATCCTGCTTTTTTAAGCTCTTCAAGTTGTGCATCCCTTGTCTTCACATCGGTTTCCAACTGTTTTTTAGTCTCCGATAACGCATTGTACTTATCTTTCGGTACAACATTATCAGGTGCCGTTTTATTGATTTCTTTGATTGCTTTTTCAATATCCATCTTTCCGTCATCACCGATATGCTTTTCCAAAATACTTTTAATCCATTCCATAGTTACCTCCATAGCATTTATATACCGCTCGCTTGCGGTTCGGATCATCAGCCTATACCCGACTGAAAGGGTAAAATAAAAACGTGATTGCTCACGATGTTACAAGTGTTTTCCAAAATACAGAAGTTTACGCTTCGGCGGATCTTTCACATGAATTACCTCACTTTCTGTTTTTCCACAAAAAATACAGGTACGCTCTATTTTCAACGTCCTGCATTCTAATTTGCTATCATAATAAGATGAATGTGTTTGTTCCACATAAGCATGCACACACATTCTCTAATCACCCGCTTCTTTAATCAGTTTCTTGTATTTTTCCAATAAGTCGTGTGAAGCTTTAACTTTTCTAGTTGATAAAGCCTTATCTGGGAGAGTTGCAAAAGAGTCATGTAATTCTTTATCCTTTTTAACCCATTCATCAAATAATTCCTTTTGCCTCTCATTTCTTTTCTTTATATTTGACATACTTTATCAATCCCTCCTCATCTAGCTTTTGAAATATAAGATCGTACAAATCACCATCTATTTCTCCATATAATAACGCATTCCCTATATCTCCATTTTTGTAATAATCTAGGTCAACATCAGATAAATCACATAATACTTTTACTTCATATCTTGTATCTCCATAGGTTGCTCTTAGTTTATCAATTTCCAATCCATGATGCTTTAAGAACCAAAAATCATCGTCTTCAAATGTATTTTCTTCTATGCCATTCATAATTGGATGATTATGCGTAATGGTTGCTCCTTTTAAATCAGCCCCTTCAAAAGTAACTGTTTTCTCATTACCTATATAATGAAATACTTTACCGCTTGCCTGTATGATATAAGAATGTTCTACTTTTTCATTTGCAATCTTATTTTCGTACAAAGTAATATGTTTGTCAATTTCTTTTTTATCAATTGTTTCTACATACTCTCCAACAGTTTGCTTTTCTTCTTCAATCACTGGCAACCACGTACATCTACATCCAGGATGACAAGGAAGATTGGGAGCCTTATCTATAAGGTATTCCTTGCCATGATTTACTCCACATATGTCACAAGTGCGTTCATCGGATGCTGCCCACCATTGAACTTTTTTTATTCCTGCTTTTTCATAGCCCATCTTTGCGCTACGATTTAAATAATTTATGGTTTCAGTCCGTACCAACCTGTGAGTGTCATTGAATGATCTATTCATTACATTCGATAACTGCACTGCCATTTCGGTAACTGTCTTCCCTGTAGAAATACCTAAACTGACAACTCCATTCAAATTTCGCTCCAGTTTACCCATGTCTTTCCATAGCCGTTCACTAAAGAATGAGCCTTTCCAAGGATTGCGAAGCATCTGTTCCATCGTTTTTTTATCTGGCCTATGAAATTCAGATTCTCCTAGAGACACTAGAACATTCTTGTATACTTGATTTCCACCACTAATCAAATCTTTTGTAACTCTCGTTTCAATCTGTTCTCCCAGACGCTCACATTCTTTATAGATGACTCCTTGTTGTCCTAGAAGTTTTTGCATACGATATTGGTCTGTCCTTGTGAGACCACCTTCTGTTTCTGCTTTCTCTGCTATGGCTAACAATTCACTCTTAATATTTCCAGAAGTCTTTTCATACATATTCAATAACTCAATATTTCTCTCTTCCAGATCGTTATACTGTTTCCATGTCTCTTGTGCAATGCGTTCTTCCCAGTATTCACTATTTTTCATCACTTATAGTAGGCACCTTATCTTTAAAAATCTCGTTTTCTTCTAATGCATCCAATTCCTTTTGTACATCATCAACCCATGCACACTTCTGTAACCATGTATCCTTTGACAATCCTAGATTTTTTGCTTTTTGGCAATTATCAAGATTTTCGGATTCATTGACTTTCATGTTCATATTGAATGTGATTGTGATTTCTGGTGCATTGGAAAGGTTGAGATATGAATTGACAAAGTACATCAATTCTTGAAAACCAAAAGTAAACTGAACGCACATAGCACTCGCTTTCAAATCCAGAAGACTGTACATAAAGGATAATGCAACACCAGAAGGAGAGTTGCCAAATTTATCAAGGTCTTTCAACACACCTTGACCAGATTCAATAATATCTCTTTTTAGCTGCTCACAATGCGCTATGATTGCAGTTAAATCGGTAGATGGGGACAGTGTCGTTACACCATTATCTTCATCATCATCGCCATCTATAAAGATGATTCTTTTTCTGATCATATCTCTGACTTCG